TCTTATGATTTAGTATGGATTGCATCAGATGGTAGATTATTAATTACATCAAAAGGCGAAAAAGTATTTAGTTATCTAACTACTTCAGTTGCTTTTTCAAAAAATAGCGATAAGCTTATTTTTTGAATATGAACAATACACAAAATCCAACAATTTTTTTAGATAACATCGGAAGAACAATTCTAGGAGTTACTCGTAACGAAACTACAGATGAGCTTTCTGTGGAAAATCCAGCCTTAATTTTGATTCAAGCTAACCCTCAAACCAATCAGTTACAACTACAAATTATTCCGTTATTCTTTAAAGAATTCCAAGAAGAAAAACACAAACCTACTGTTTGGAATTTCAAAAAAGCCTCAATCACAACAACTACAGGCCTGGCGTTGTCGCCACAATTAATTGGACAATACAATCAACTATTTTCTATTCCAGAGGCTCAACCAACTGAATCTCCAACTGTTGTTAAATTGTTTGATGAATAACTGATCTTCAAATCAATTTCTTTACAAAGGGGAGAATACTTTCTCCCCTTTTTTGTTTGTTGATAATTCCTTTACATAGTAGATCATATTTTCAATATGAATAATCTAAAACACATATTTGGAGATGTAGATAAAATGAACCCCGATGGAGGAACTATTGATGAAAACTGTATTTCGACTCCTTCTGATTGGATTGACACTGGTTCAAAAGCTTTAAATGCAATTATATCCGGCTCCTTATACAAAGGAGTTCCGGTTGGGCGCATTACGGGATTTTCAGGACCCTCAGGAGCAGGCAAGACTTTGATTATTAATAAAATTTTAGCTAATGCTCAGAAAAAGGGATATATTGCAGTTATTTGGGATTCCGAAGTGGCTGTAGACAAAGATAGCGCTCGAAATGTAGGGTTAGACCTTAAGAAAACTAAATATTATCCTGTAGAAACAATTGAAGATTGCAGAAATCAAATTAGCACATTTTTGGACGCGGTTATAGCTGCAAATGACCCTTCTCTTAAATTTATTATTTCAATTGATTCTCTTGGCAATCTAGCATCTTCTAAAGAAATCGAAGATGCCCGAAAAGGCAAAGATGCAGCGGATGTTGGCCAAAGAGCAAAGGCCACAAAAAGCATGATGAGAGCCATTACGTATAAAGCAGCAAAGGCTGGTGTTCCAATTCTATTTTCAAACCACATCTACGAAGGAATGGAAATGTTTCCGAGTTTAATTAAAAACCAAGCTGGTGGAAAAGGACCAATATATCTTGCCTCAATTCTTGTGCAGCTTTCGACAAGACAAGAAAAGACTTCAGAAAATCCTAATGAAAGTTCGATAGCGATTGCCAATAACGTTTCTGGTGTTACTATGAGTGCAATGACCGTTAAAAACAGAGTCGTTCCTCCATTTTTGAAGACGGAATTGTACCTAAATTTTAAAACTGGATTAGACGAAAACACTGGAGTGTTTGATCTGGCTGTTGCATTAGGTGTGTTAGAGCAAACAGGCAGTACATACCAATTCAATGGCGAAAAATTAGGTTATAGAAAAAATATCGAAAAAGATAAATCATTTTGGGAAAAAATATTTCCGTCACTTGAAGCCAAGCTGAATGAAGAGCTTAGATATGGAACAGTTGATGCTCCAATTAGTGAATTAGAAGACGATGATGACTCCAACGATGAAGAAGTAAAGAAAAAGACTGTTAAGCAGTAATATGATACATAAAGCAAAAGTAATAAATGGATTTGCGTCATCTCTTCCAGCAATAGCAGGCAAAACTTTTAATTTTATTGACAACGTAAATGTATTGTTCGGCAGCAACGGTTGCGGTAAGTCCACTCTTCTTAAATGCATTAAATCTTATTGTGCAATAGAGCACGGAGGTTGGAGCAGGATTGGGAACTTCTTAACGCTTGGTGCAAGCACTTCTAGTCAATTTCCGTTTGTGTATAGAGCTTATACTCCCTCTAAAGAATGTGATACGCTAGTTCATTGGGATGGAACAGCTACTTTGTTTTACGACAGAGAAATAAACAGCGATGATATTACATGGTTCTATAATAACGACATTCTTAAAAGAGAAGGGTTTACAACAGAATCAGAGCAACTACAACGAATGGCCGACAAGCCTTCTTCTGGCCAAACTAGAATGGAAGTTCTGAATAAAATCTTTGAATCTGCTCATTATCCTCCAGACTTTACTGCTTCTACTCCTAACAAGAACAATAGTTATGAGCAAATGGAAGTGTCTTACATTAATAGCTTACCAAGAAATGGTAGAGTTACGATTATGTTAGACGAACCTGAAAAGTCACTTTCTATACCAAAACAAATTGAGTTATTTGAAGCTCTTCGACAACAGTCGAGACGAGGCATTCAGTTTATTATTGCTACTCACTCTCCTTTTATTTTGTTTGAAAATGATTTTAATATTATCGACATGGAACAAGGGTATGTAGATATTTGTAAAAATGCCATTAAAATGTTGCAGTCAAAAACTATTTGATGCAAATGACAAACAAGCCAGCAGCCTCATCCAAAATAGACTTGGATTTTTTTGAAACTATACTATTGTATAATGCATTAACTGATCAAGAATATCTTAGTTCTATTATTGGTTATATAGATCAATCACACTTTAACGATAAAAATATCGGACGAGTAGTTAAGCAAATTAGTGGATTCTTTTCAGAAAGAGGGACCGTTCCGAGCGTTTCTGAAATTAAAGCTCGACTAGTGGTAGAAGAAGATAAAAAAGCATTAGCCGAAATTAAAGCCCGATTAGCATCTTTGGAGGGTCCTTTTAACAAGGAAGAATTAATTCAAAACACGGAACGTTTTTTTAAAGAACGTCATGTATACAAAACAATAGTTAATATAGCTGAAAAAATTTCAGATCAAAATTTAAACATAGAAGAAGTTCTGGTAGAATTTGAGGCAGCATATAATATCTCCTTAAAAGAAAATTTAGGACATTGGTATTTTGAAGATATTGACAAGCATATTAAAGAACTGATAGCTATATATAATCCAATTCCGACTGGTTGGAAGTTTTTCGATGAAAGAACTGAAGGAGGGTTATTTCCTAAAACTCTAACGGTTTTTGCTGGACAGGTAAATGTAGGCAAATCTATTGTATTAGGGAATATTGCTACTAACATGCTTTTAGCAGACAAAAATGTGCTACTCATTTCACTAGAAATGTCTGAATTCATGTATGCTAAAAGAATTAGCACACAACTCACTCAAATTCCGCATAATGATCTTAAAACTTTTACAGAAGAGCTTAAAGAGCAAATTAAGCACATTCAAAAAAGCATAAGTGGAAATTTGGTCATAAAAGAATACCCACCAAAGACCGTTACTGTAAGGCAAATAGATAGCTATATAACAAAACTACATCACAAAGGATTTAAACCGGACATTGTTGTTGTAGATTATATTAATTTAATTCAACCTATTTCGAAGAATTTAAATTCTTATGAATCCGTTAAGGAAATAGCAGAACAACTAAGAGCACTAGCATTCAAATATAAAATTCCAGTAGTATCAGCAACACAATTAAACAGAGGAGCATTTAATACAGCATCTCCGGGAATGGAGGGAATTTCTGAAAGCATTGGATTAGCAGCAACCTGTGATGTGATCTGTTCATTGTGGCAAGAAGAAGAAGATAGAGAGCTTGGAATTATAAACATGGGAATGCAAAAAAACAGATTTGGCCCAAACTTTGGCTCAGCAGCTTTTAAGTGCAATTATAATACCCTTACTTTAAAAGAAACTAACGCCGACTATTTTGCATCAGATGGCGACTCAACTGAAGACACAATAAAAAACGCAGACGAAGTGTTAAATAGCTTGTCTGAAGATGAGTGATCCAAAAAAAATACAAGTCGTCACACATAATGACTTAGACGGAGTTTGCTCCTATCTTGCTTTGTGCTGGCTTTATGACTTTAAATTAAACGTACTAAGCACTACTCCTAAAAAATTGCAAACTGATTGCGAAAAACTTTACGAAAACGCAAGCTGTTGGGAAAAAATTTATTTTTTGGATTTAGATGTAACTAAAATTGGAGATTTAATCGACAACCCAAATACAGTAGTAATAGATCACCATAAGACAAACATCTATCAATTTAAAAATGCAACAACGTGCATAACCAACGAGTCGAGCTGCTCTAAATTAATTTATAATAATTTAATAAAAAAAAGCAATAAACAAATAACTTCTGCTCAAAAAACGCTTATTGGTTTAGCAGATGATTGGGACTCAAATAAAAGATTAACTTCTTTATCTTCCGAACTAAACATTGTATATCATTCAATGTCAAACAAGTTTACTTCTTTTGTTGAAGATTATTATAAAGGTTTTGCTCCATTTGATAAGTTTAAAATCAATACTATAAGCTTGTATAAAAAGCATTGCTCGGAATACATTAATCAATTAACTCCTTTCTTTGGTTATATTGATTTTGAAGAAAATAAAAATGTAAAAGTAGGAGCAGTGTTTTGTGATAAGTTTGTACAAGAGTGTTGTGACTTTTTATTAAAAGAACATCAAGCGGAAATTGCTATAGCTGTTATGGTTGATCAGAAAAGAATTGCCGTTAGAAGAAACGACGAGAAATCCAAAATAGATGTATCTAAATTCGTTCAACGGAT